GCATTTAAAGGATTAGAGTGGAATAGATTAAAAAAGTCACTTTTACGAAAAATATGGCGCTGGATCCCCTCTGCTCAAGGGCCCCAGGCTGTCTAAGTCGTTGATTTATAAGCACTTACGTTGGGACTTGACAAATGACTCCCAATGTGTTATATTTAAGTATGGAATGTACAGACCAAATACCAAACCGAGGACCGAACGATGCCTGAAAACGAGCTGGATCCAATTGCAGAAGCGATTGGCAAGGTGATAAGAGATTGGAGCGAAGTGGATGCAGATGAGCAGGAATATTTGGATCGTTTGTGGTCCTTTGGTGAAGGGTATTTTGATATGAGTAATTTTGACGAGCATTTCGGAAATGGTGAAACTGGGGTTGTAGGGGCTTGACAAACAGGTAACATTGTGTTATACTTCTGGTGTTGGTGAAAACAACTTCTTTCAAGGAGATATATTATGAAGAACACTGATAAGGTTTCGTTTGTTTGTTTCTCGACTGGTGGTTCGCGCGATGGCAACAAGACCATCGGCACTAAGGTCCGCTTTACTAATGACCGGACTCGGTATACTAAGGCTCTTGGTAAGCTCGGTGTATCGTCCGTTCACTGGGTGGACCTTCCTAACGCAATGACTAAGGCTGATGCTATCGCCTATCTGCGTAACGACAATACACTGACCGAACAGGTCTATCAGGACGCAATCAACAAGGCAGCATCGCGCCTCTTCCCAACTCAGCGTCCGACTAAGCAGCCTAAGGCTAAGAAGAACAGCAAGTAATAAAACAATATCGGGGTAGTGCGGTCATCCACGCCCGCCGCACTACTCTTGGCTTGAAAGGGCGCAACTTTATACTAGGAGATTTATTATGACTCAGAACGACCGTCTTTTGCAGTTCCTGTCCACTGGCCGTAGCATCACCGCCACTCAGGCCCGTACTCGCTTCGGCGTCCGTAACCTTCGCGCTCGTATCAGCGACCTTCGCACCTCTGGTGTTTGCGTGTATACGAACCGCACTGGTAACACCACTTCCTACCGCGTCGGCACTCCGAATCGCGCTATGGTCAGCATCGCTTATCGTATCGCTGGCAGCCGTCCGTTCGGCGGTCTCTAATACCTAGTCAGGGGAGAACATCATGTGGGACTTTATGAAGTGGTATCATGTACTACTGTTTGTATTGTTCATTCTCATGGTGTTCTCCCCGGTCTGGTTTTTTGGGAAGGTGGAAGCCTTATTAAACGATGACCCCCAAGAATCACGTTGGCAATATGTAGAATACGTGGATGCAGCCAACGAAATTCGTCACGAACCTTCGGAACTAGATATGGATAAAGAATTGCATGTCCTTAGCAATATAGACAAGATGATTGCGTCAGCTAAAGATAAATATACTAAGACCATGTGGGAAATTAAAAAGCTAGAATATACTCGTGAAATTCGTTGGCGGCGTATGGATACTAACAGGGGGTAACAATGGATGCTCGACTTAACTTTCTTCAGAAAATTGGAGAAAGATTATCAGAAGAATATAGCATCAATTGGGATTCGTGGGAAGAAGATGAAGGTGATATCATGTCCGCTGAAGTGGATGACGTTATTAAACTATACGAAGAAAAATTTCATGAGTTTGTGTCCGAAGCTGAAGACCTTACAGAAGATGAATTTGAAGAATTCAATGAAATTCTTGAAGAACTCCTATCAGGATACACACTTCGAGCCATATTTAATCGTAAAAAAGCCATAGAGGACTTACTGGTAAGCGTCTAACATATAAATAGTAGAAACTTCCGACGCTGAACACATGGCCAAAGCTTCTAACAAAAACATGCATTTAGAACACCTAGAAGATGATATCGTCAATCTAGGTTATAAAGGCGCCCAACAATCCATAGCGTTTGTTGAGGCGCTTTTGCAGTTATTTGAAGGAAATGCCACACAGAAAGTAAACATCACAACCAAATGGGATGGCGCTCCTGCCATCGTCGCCGGCACGGACCCTGAAACAGGGTTCTTTTTTGTGGCTACAAAGCACGGTGCCTTTGCCAAAGAAATGAAGCTAGGATTTAGTGAAGAATTCATTGATGTATATTATGAAGGCGGCCTAGCAGAAACGTTGAAAGTAGTGTACAATGAGCTAAAAGATTTAGGCATTCCAGGAGTTCTACAAGGTGATGTGATGTTCACTCCTGCTATTAAAAAGACACACATTATAGATGGTGAAACGTATATTGGCTTCAAGCCAAACACTATTTTATATGCCATCCCTAAAGGTGATCCCTTATACGAAACGATTAATGAAGCTAAGGTTGGAGTTGTCTTCCATACTAAATATATTGGAAGGGGACCAGTTAATTCGTTATCTGCATCCTTCGGTGTTGATTTAGGCAAGCTACACAAATCTAAAACAGCCTGGATACAGGACGCATCATACCGAGATGTCTCGGGTAAAATGACGCTGACAGCCCAGGAAACTCGAACGGTTAGTTCACACTTGGCGACTGCCAAAAACAATGCCACAGCAGTAAAAAATTTCTTGGATGAGTTAGCGACCCACGATAAAGATTTAACTGTGGGTTACATGTTTAAGATTTTTGTGAACTCACTTGTCCGCGCCGGCACTCCAATAACGCAGCGTTCACTCGCTGGGTTAGAAAACTTTATTGTCCAAAGAATATCTGAAAAAGAAAAGGGCATGAAAACTGCTGCTGGCAAAGAAAAATATGTTGGCATAAAAACTGAAATACAGAAATATCTTCAGAAGAATGCATCTAACATTCGAGGATTTTTTCAACTATACGAAAGTTTGTTGGCAATAAAAAATATTCTTGTAAAGAAATTAAATGAAGCCCAAAGTATTCCTACCTTCATTGAAACAACACAAGGATTCAAACACACAGACCCTGAAGGGTATGTTGCTATAGATAGAAAAGGTAATGCGGTGAAACTTGTGAATCGTATGGAATTTTCACAAGCCAATTTCAATGCAGTAAAAGATTGGACGAAGCCTGCGGCAGCACCTACAACAGTGGACACACCTTTAAAAACCATGGTGTTTGCTTTCGGAAGAATGAATCCTCCGACTGTTGGTCATAAAAAATTAGTAGACAAAGTTATGGCCGAAGCAACAAAGATGAAAGGTGACCATGTTGTCGTATTATCACGAACACAAAAGGCACCGAAAGACCCATTAGATATTGATACAAAAATGAAGTTTGCTAAATTGATGTTCCCAAATGCTAACCTTGAAGCTGCCACCCAACAACTTCCGACATTCATCGCCTGGGCTAAACACTTCAATGGCAAATATGATAAGTTGGTGATGATAGGCGGCAGCGATAGAGTTGCAGAATATCAACGAATTTTAAATAACTATAATGGAAAAGATTATTCATTCAAAGTGATTGAAGTGATATCAGCAGGTGACCGTGATCCTGACGCCGATGGCGCCACAGGTATTTCAGCCAGTAAGATGCGCAAGTTTGCAGAAGATGATGACTTTACAAGTTTTAAAAAGGGATTACCATCTACCATTAGAGAAACAGAAGCCAGAAAGTTAATGGCTGCTGTACAGGACGGATTAAAATAACATGGCACAATATATAAAACCACTAGACACACAAGACGGCGAGCAACGTTACGAAGTTGTAATGCTTGCTGCCGGCAAAGATGGCAGCGTTGTGGAATCAACAAATCCATTACCAGTTACTGGTGCCGACGGTGGCTCTCTGCTTGTCAGTTTAGGTGGCAACAATCTCGACGCCTTTGGGCGACTACGAACAAGTAACACATTCACATTGTTTGATAGTGCATTTCGTTATGCTGATAATGAAAAATTTGATACAGCTCTTACTGGTTCAGCAACTAAAACATATAATTCATCTGACAATAGTATAAGTTTAGCTGTTACTACCTCAGGTGATTCTGTGGTTCGGGAAACCAAGCGCGTGTTCCCATATCAACCAGGCAAAAGTTTATTAATCTTGACAACTTTTACTATGAATACCCCGACCGCTAATTTGAAACAGCGGGTGGGGTATTTTGGCGCAAATAACGGTATTTTTCTAGAAACTGATGGAACAACCATTCATATTGTGAAGAGAAGCAATGGTTCTGATGTTCGTGTTGCTAAAAATGATTGGAACGGTAATACACTTCCATCTTTAGACTTGTCGAAATCTCAAATCTTCTTCATTGACATTGAATGGCTAGGTGTTGGCTCAGTTCGTACAGGCTTCGTGATTGACGGGGTGTTCATTACAGCACACACGTTTCATCATGCCAATATCATCACAGGTACATATATGCAAACGGCTGTGCTTCCAGTTCGCTATGAAATTTCTAGCACGGGAGCCACAGGAACATTAAAGCAAATTTGTAGTAGTGTGATGAGTGAGGGTGGATATGAAGGCAAGAGTCAATACTACTTTGGAACAAATGCACCGTCATCTGGTGTAGATTTAGGAACTTCTGGTACTATAGTGCCATTAGTCAGCATCAAGTTGAAATCTACACAGTTAGATGCCATCATTCTTCCAGCAGAAATTGATATTATTGCTTTAAGTAATCAAGTCATGTCATATAAGTTGATATTGAATGGCACTTTAACTGGTGCAAGTTTTGCTGACCACGATGTCAGTCAATGTCAAGTAGATACATCAGCAACAGGTATTACTGGAGGAACTATATTACAACAAGGTTTCATTACCCAAAATAATAAAGTAACTATAGGTGGGTTGGACAATTTTAATTTTCAATTAGGTCGTACACTTTCCGGCACTAGTGACATCATTACATTAGTTGGTGTTGGGTATCAAAATAACATCAAAGCATTATCATCATTAGGATGGTATCAACTAACATAATAGGAGCTAGCAATGGATATTAAAAAATTAAAAGGTCATATCCCTGACCTAGTATTACAACAAATACCTGGAGTGATGGAGAAATATAAAATAGATACTCCATTGCGTCTCTGTCATTTCCTTGCACAATGTGCGCATGAAAGTATTAATTTTAAAGCCGTTCGTGAAAATTTAGCGTACAGTGCTGAAGCATTGATGAAAACATGGCCGAAGCGATTCCCTGCTGATGTAGCAGCAAAATATGCAAAAAAGCCAGAAGCCATTGCCAATCGTGCATATGCTGATAGAATGGAAAATGGTCCTGAGGCATCTGGCGATGGATGGAATTATCGTGGTCGTGGATATATCCAGTTGACCGGTAAAACCAATTACAAGGCATTTGACGCTGTGGTTGAAGAAAACATACTTCAACAACCCGATTTAGTAGCAAGCAAGTACCCCTTACTATCAGCTGCTTGGTTTTGGAATTCACGCTCGTTGAATACAGAAGCGGATAAAGGTGCTACAGACGAAGTGGTGAAAACCATCACTAAAAAAGTGAATGGTGGCACTCTAGGGTTAGCTGACAGAACCAAGCACTTCAAGCATTTACACGCTCTATTAACAAAATAAATAATAGAAAGGAGCCATCATGAAAAAGAAAATTGACTGGAAGAAAATTCTAGAGTGGGTGAAAATAGGAGCTGATACCATCACAGCCTTAACACCTGTCATTCGTATGCTCTTGGTGGCTTCTGGTGCTTTTGCTATTGCCATGTTTATTGGTGATATGAAAAATCAACCGGTGTTAGAACAATATATGAATGCGTCCAAGAAACATCAAGCAGAGGCATCTACTGCATTAGCACAAGTAGAAGAATATAAAAAACAAGTTGCTTTGTTACAAGATAGCACAAATAAAATACAACAAAGAACTAATGTTTTAATAAAAGAAGTTGATAAAAAGAAAGTTGATATTCAGGAACATAAGAAACAAGATGTGGTGTTAGCTATACAATTACGTGATTCATCTAAAACAAAAGATGACAGTCTTAAAGTATTAACGGCTATCATTCCGGTGAAAGATACTATCATTGAAAAACAACAACTAGTGATAGCATCACAAGATACCGCTATAAAGAATTTAAATTCTATTGTAACTACAAAAGACACACAAATTGAAAAATTACAAATCTCAGTTACTACATTAGAAAGTATCGTGAAAACCATGCCCGTCTATAATGCATGTGAACAGAAATTTTTCTTTTGTAAAATTAATAAACCCAGTAGAAAAACATCTATGATTGCTGGATTCACTATAGGTGTTCTCACCGCCGGAGTGTTACTACGATGAAAAAAATGAAGAACCCTTGTTGGAAGGGATATAAAGCCATTGGAACTAAAATGAAGAATGGGCGAGAAGTCCCGAATTGCGTACCAGTGACTGAAGAATTAGGACCAGAAAATGAATGGGGAACACCTGAATTAACTAAAAAAATGTTAGCCATGACACCGGGACAAACAAAAAAGAAATTGATGACTTTTAAAGAGTTTGAAAACACCGTAGATGTAGCTGTGGAAGAT